CTCCTGGAATGGCACGGGGATCTGTTCGACTGTCGAGTCATTCACCAGAGCGTTCGGAACCACCGCAACATCCCAGTCGCTGACGTAGTTCTGATCAGGTACGGGTGCAATAAAGATGAAGTTTGCTCCCTGCTTCGTGAAGCATTCTGGCTGGCCGTAGAAGAGTTGATAGCGCCGATAGAGCGCATCGAACTTCGTGAAGGCCAGATATCCGAGCTTGCGACGCTCATTCCCCCAGTAGATCGTGATGCCGATCGTGTCGACGAGCTGAGAGCCGAGCGCGCCGATGAACGTCTGGGGGGTGTAGGTTTCCTGCTGCGCAGGAAGCGTCAGCGAGGTGACGAGCTGGCGCAGGCAGCGCGTATCCTGGGCGACGCGATTGCGCGCCTCGTTGATGTAATCGGTCAGTTCAGAGGTCGACCAATAGCTGCCGTTCGGATCAGCGAGCAGACGCTGAAGCTGGGTGATGTAGGTGGTCAGCACTCACGCACCAGCACTCTTACCGCTTGCTATGCCGAGCTTCGGAGGGGGAGGACACCAGTTCCTCCCCCTCTTCGGCCTCACCTTTCCCGGGGGACGAGACGGAGGTGATCCCTTTGCGCCGCGGCAGTTCGAACACCTGCTGAACGGGCTCGAAGCCGATCTTCGCAAGTCTCGCAAGTGCGGCCGGCATCTGTTGTGAGGCCGTCAGCCAGCCGAGCCGATGCAGCGCCCGTGTCTTGTCCTCGAGGCCAAATCCGAAGATGTGCGCCGCTGCCTCGACCGAAAGATCCACCGGATCCTCGCCGAACTCGTAGTCCTCGCCGTGGAAGCGCGCGGTGAACGCTTCACCGGTGCGGTTCGTGACGCGCAGGAAGCCGATCTCCTCCATTACTGCAGCACCGACACGTAGCTCGTGGCGGTCGTGCCGTCGGCTTTGAGCGCAAGGTACGGATATGCGCCCGCGGCCTCACCCTGACTCGAAGCGGCAACGAGTTTGCGCCAGGTCGGGGCGGTCGCCGGCGTGCCACCGAGCTGGCTCGTCGTGTTGGCGTCGAGCGCCACGAACGTGCGGTCCGGGTTGTAGTAGAGGTTGCAGTTCGCACCGAGATTGAAGTACGCATCGCACTCGGCGAGAGACGGTGAGTTTCCGGTGCCCGGATAAGGCGAGGTCGCGAAGTCCGGGAAGAACACCGGAATGCCGGTCAGGCTCGTGATCGTCGCCGCCGTGATGGTGGTGTAGATCGTGATCGCGGTCGTCGAGGGGATCGTGAGGATCCGGAAGATGTTCCCGACGAGCACACCGGTGCCAGACATGCCGGAACTGGAGCCGCCGAACTGGATGAAGTAGTTCGGAAGCACCCCGGCGGACGGCGAGAACGTCAGACCGTGCGCGGCGTTGAAAGTGATCGTCGCGATGTTGTTGGAGACCGCGAAGGTCGCACCAACACCGGCCGGAATGACGAACTGCGCGGTGGAAAGCTCAGGCTGGGGCTGCTGGCCGATGACCGGGATATTCGGAAGCATGGTGGCTCCTTACAGGCTGACCGAGTTGTACCCGGTCACCACGGCTTGGGTCGTGGGCTTCGTGCACACCAGTTCCAGGAGCGAGAGCACCACACCGACATAACCGACGGTGCCGGTAGGCAACATGCTCTCGAACCCGCTGAAACTGAAGTTCAGCATCTGGTGCACGTAGAGGTTCAGGTACTTCGTGTTGAGCAGGTACAGCGTCCCCTCGGGGCAACCCGGATCGATGTAGACCGGAACACCCGTGACGTCGAGCGCCTTGAAGGCACTACGCGGGCGATCCGCATCCGAATCGAACCCGCGGCCGGGCTGGATCTGGTAGCTCTCGAGCGCGAGGAAGTCGTCGGCGAGCTGCGTCCAGGTCCCAGGCCCCATGATGCCCATCGTCGGGTTCTCACTGCCGTACTTCTGGCAGCCGACGATGTACTGCAGGACATTCGCGCGCGTCGGGTTGACCGAGCCTGCGGCGTAACGCTTGCTCTGCCACCAGGAATTGCTTCTCGGCTGATTGCCGTAGGTCGAGGCGTTCGTGCCATCGTCCACTGCGCCCGGGAGACCGATCACCTGCATGGTGTTGGTCGAGTTCCCGTAGAGGGCGGTCTGCAGGGCTGCGGCGCCGTTGTTGCCGGCGTCGTTCATCCGCGCCTCGATCAGCGGCACCACCGCATGATCCATCTGCAGTGCCCCTTCCATTCCGAGGAAGGTCACCGGCGTGATCAGCGCCTTCAGGTTGAACTCGGCGAGATACGCACCCTGCTGCTGGGTTGCGACGTCGAAGGAGCCCGTGTATCCCGTCCACGAGGACTGGGTCATGGGGTTGCCCTGGACCGGCAGCGAGATTGAGCTCACGCCGCCGAGCGCCGTCTGAGCGTCCGATAGGAGCGCGGCCAGAAGCGGCGAGGACTGGTAGATCTGCACCACCATCTTCGGAATGAAGCCGCGGCGCGTGACCGCCGACAGCTCATTGCCGTAAGGGACGGCGCTTGGGACGATTCCTGTACCATAAACCGGCACGACAGTTCTCCTTTAGTTCGACCGCCCAGTTCGTCGTCCCCCGAACTGGTCGATCATCTGATGGGCAATCTTGTTCGCGTACCCCCTCGGGTCCGCCCAGAGTTCCTTCTCGTTCGGTAGCTCCGGCTTCGCATCGAATGCGGGCTCGGCGCTCGCCGGCGCCATCTCGCGCAGGCGTTCGGCAATCTGCATCGCCTTGTCCCAGTCCATCACCTTGTAGTCGGTGACGACCTTCTCGACGTCCTCGGGAGAAATGCCCTTCTCGCGCGCCTGGCGATGACGCTCTTCGCGCACGCGGATGGCCTGCTCCTCCATGAGCTTCGCCTCGAGCTCGCTGATCTTGTCCGTGGTCTCCTTGCGGGCCTTGTCAAGAGCATCGGCCTGGGCGACGTCTGCGAACTTCATCTTGGGGTCCGCCTTCATGAGCAGACGCTTGACGTCGGTCGAGACTTCGGGATTGGAGAGCAGCGAGTTCATCGCCTTGGCGAGGTTCTCGCGCTGCTTCTCATCCAGGTCCTCAAAGCCCATCAGGCGCTCCGCTTACGCTGCGGCATCGGCCGCTGCGTGGAGCCGGGCGCCCGCACTGCGTACTCGTTGCGCTCGACGCCGCGGGATCCGGGACCATTCAGGCCGCCCATCGCCAAATTCTGGTATCGCGGCGGGTTGTTGATGTTCCCCTTGTCCTGACCCTTGTCGGTCGGCTGACGGATCGTCAGGCCATCGGAAGGAGCAATGAAGCGACCCATGTTTAAACCTCAAGCTGCCATGGGAGGCGCAGCGCCCGCGGCAGCGGCGGGTGGTGCGGCGGGTTTGGGAGCAACGGGCGCGGCGCCGGGGCCCGCGCGCTGCATGATCTGCGCGATCTCAGCGGGCATCAGACCCTTGTCCGAGTCTTCGCTCTTGCCGAATCGCTTGGTGAGGGTGCGAATCGCATCAAGCACGGTCTTGCCTTCCTCAGAAAGCACACCGAGCTCTGGAATCGCCGTCTGCAGAGCGTGAATGGCAATCAGCACTTTCACGCGCCCGGTTTGCTGCTGACCCGCAGGCTTCTGCGGGGTGAGCATCGGGGACGCGGAAGGGGCAGCTCCAGCACCTGGAGTCTGCGGCGCAGCTGATGGCATCGCCGCCGGCGCTTCCGGCATTCTCTATCCTCAGATCAACCTATCGTCCCCGCGAGGCAGTCTGGGCGGCTACAATGGGGCGACGCAAGCGCACAAAAAAAACCCCCGATTGCTCGGGGGTCTTTAATGACGCATGGAATTTTTCGAGGCTGTATCGTCAGTGAAGCTTACCGCTTCGACTTACGATGGCTCTTGCGCTTGTGGCGGGCCATGAATGCTCTCCTTTTGTAGCGACAAGTCCCCTATCGCTTGACGGCTCGCAGTGGTGCTTTGCCGCCGGTAGCGAGTTCAAGCTGTTCGGCTTTCGCCGCTTCAGCTGCCTCGGCAGGTTCGATCTTAGTCTTCAGATCAAATTTGAGCAATCCCTTCATTGGGATCGATAGCATGTCGATCAGTTGCTCGCGCGTGATGGCTTTCGCCTTGAAGAGCGCAAACGCAATCTGCGTCATGTCCGACATGAACACGGGCGATGAGGAGTGCGCATCCACAGATACCCTGAATTTATCGGTGAATTGCGCGGCGGTGAACTCCATCTGCTTGCCGTGGGCGTCTGTCTCCGTCAGATACTTCTCGGTCGAGTATTTACGCAGGATCCTCAGGTACAGCGTCGCGAGTTCCTCGATTTGATCTTCGACGATGAGGGCTCGACGCTTCGCACGAGATGCGCCGACACGCAGCAGCTGATTCGCGTGAGACTCGCTCCTGACGCCTGCTTCACCCTTGCCGCTCATGATGTTCGTGGTGCCAGTCACCATCTCAAACTGCTCGTCGATGTAGCTGATCTCCGCAAAGAGATCGCTCGGGATTTCGGGTGTCAGAAGGCTCAGCTTGCTACCCTGAGTTCCGGAGATCACGCCTCCCGATGGCGTATCGATGATGTCGGAGATCTCCTCCGCATTGTCGGCGAATTCGCCTTCCGCGACCCAAGGCGGCCGCGCCTGCTTGTCCATCATGTGCTGGATCTGCCCCCAGCGCCGATTTCGCATGCGCTGAAGGCCCATCAAACGCTCCACCAGCGCAGTCCCGAAATAGTAGTCCGGGAGCGGATAGGGGCAGACTTCCCGGAACGGCACCGTGCCGTCCATGAACATCGTCGCAATGGACCTATCAAAGATCGGCTCGAAAGGATGCGCGACGGTAAAGACGCGATAATCTCCGAGCGCATCGTCGAGCACATAGAGCTCGTACATGCGCACCATCGGCACGTCCACGGTCGGCATGTACGAAAGCGTCGCGCCCGGATCCGAGGCGACATCGCCCGATGTGTCTGGATCCGAGGAGCTCACAATCACGCGCTGCATGGGGCGCGCGTTCTCGTCCGCAGGAGCGTCCGAGTTCTCCGTCGAGCGCGCGAGGATCGAGGCGATCCTCGCCGGATCCATCTCGATCAGCTTGAGATCGCTCTCGAGCTGGGTCTTCGGCATGCGGTATTCCTGCACGAACGCCTCTTGCTCGAGGAGCTTGGGGCAGTCCTCTCGCCACACTCCGAAGTCGTGCGGAAAGACGATGCTCGGGATAACCGACTGGCCCTGTGGGCGAGCTTTGATGTGGGTTTTCCCGTACACCAGCGCCCACAGCAGCGCCTCTCCGTAGAGCGTGTCGGTGTCGGTGTCGTGCCAGAGATCGTGCACGGCCTGGTTCAGCGCCGGCACCTTCATGAGCTCGTCACGATTGACAGAGCGCGCAATGTCCACGGAAAAGCGCGTGGTATCGCTCGCGTAGAGATACGAGCAGACCTTGTCGAGGTGCGGATAGATCTGATTGACGGTGCTCTCGGAGGATTCCTCGGCACCGTAGAGGTAGAACTGACGCAGAGTGCGGTAGGCCGCGCGGCGGCTCTCCCGGCTCGCCATGCACTTGCCCACCACGTCCTGGACGAAGGCTACTCGCGCAGCAACGTCTGTCGGAATTCTCACGACAGCTGCGCCTCGAAGGCCCCGCACGAGTCTTCGCGCTGCACCTCGGGCCAGACCGTGATTGATCCCAACTGCGGACCTTGAGGGCCGGGCATCACGAGCGGGTGCGCCACCGGCAGGTTCTTCTTGCAGATGAGGACTGCTTGGGCGGTTACGGCGGCGCGCAGCCCACACCATCGGCAGTGCTCACACCGCTGATGAGAGGTCGCGGTGAACTTCTCTTTGCGGGTAGCCTCGATGAGTTGCGTCACGTTCTGTGGCGTCCGGTGATGACGGTATTGTGGGAGAGCGAGGGAAGACGACCCGGAGACGCCGAGGGCTCAAAGCCAGGAAGTGCCACCGGCGGCGGCTTCTCGCCGCTTCGAGAAAATCCCGCCGGCGCATGCGGAATGTCCATCCAGCGCGGCGAATCCACATCGTTGCTCTTCCTCACGGCCTCGAGCACCGAGACGTTCGCCTTGGGGTCTGCCTTCAGGTCCGGCAGACGAAAGTCGCTTGCGATCTGGCGCAGCGTCCCGTCGATGAAGGACATGCGCGAGCCGCCACCCGGGGCGGAGCGGCGAAAGGCAGGAGCTGTGCGAATCTCCTGCTTGACGAATGCACTCGGACATCCCGAAGGACAGAGGCCCTCGGGCCCCTCGAACTCCCCGTGGGCAGCGCATCGCCACTGTTTGATCACCGCCATGGCGCCGCCCATTCTGAGCGGCTACAACCCCTATCTGCGAGAGGTCGGTGAGGGAAAGCGAAGTTGCACGCCGCCGGCCACTGCTTGCACCGGTGATCCACGCCCCTTGGAGGCGGTGATCTTCGGGGCTGGCGCATCTGGCGGGAGAATCCCGACACGTCGGAGACTGTTCTGCACGAGCCGCTCAGTGAGGGTTGCGGGACGATCGGATCTCTCCGGTGCATCGTCCTGGTAGATGACGTTTCGACCCAAAAGCTGCGCGCGCAGCTGATCGTTCCACGCCATGACGGCAAGAGCGGCCGCCACCACCCGATCGTCGGTGCGGTTGGTGGCCGCGGCGGGCAATCCGCCCTGCTGACGCTCGATGACCTGAAGCTCCTCGACGAGTCCACCGGATGCCGGATAGAGCATCTC